AGGCCATATATCCCCAAAGGAAAGCGAACTGGCGACAACTGGCGCGAACCAGCAGGACTACTCTCGAATTGGCAGAGTTCAGCCCAGACTGGAAACGCCACGAAAAGGTATTTCTATTTACGCTGATCTAGTTGCTGAGTTTGCTAGCAAGTACATGAAGGTCGAGCTAATGGAATGGCAACTGTATGCAATCAGTGGCGCTTTTGAGGCTGAGCCTGATACCGGTGATCTAATCAATCGGTCTGCGCTTATTTCCGTAGCGCGCCAGTGTGGAAAAACGGTATTGGGTCAGGCGTGTATTGGGGCGTGGCTTACTTCTATTGCTAAGTTGCGTGGCAAGCCACAAACGGTGGTCAACTCAGCGCATGAGTTGTCTCTTGCTGTTCGGCAGTTTGAGGTGGTAGCACCTATTTTGCAGGAGTATTTTGGGGCGACATTGAAGCGTGCGTATGGCCGTAACACTTGCGATATGCCTGATGGTTCACGGTGGCTTGTCAAGGCTGCAACACCATCGGCTGGTATGGGCCTTTCTGCAGATTTTATTTGGGTCGATGAGGTGTATGCAGTTGAGGACAATGTGCTCGCGCACAGCCTCAGGCCAACCATGAAGGCACGCAACATGCGCACAGCTGGTGGCTCACCGATCATGTTGATGACCTCGACTGCCGGCACTGAGGCCTCGGTTGCAATGTTGCGCTACCGAGAACAAGGGCTACAGCTCATTGATGATAAACGCCAAGGGCAGTTTTACTTTGCTGAATGGTCGCCACCCCCAGGTGTTGATGTTATGGATACACGCTGGTGGGGTTGGGCTAACCCTGCGCTCGGTGTCACCCTTGAGTTGGAGTCTCTGCTGGCCGATGCTGAGCACCCTGATAGATCATCTTTCTTGCGTGGCTCTCTCAACCAGTTTGTCAATGCCGATGCTTGCTGGTTGCAACCTGGCGAGTGGGAGCAGTGCCTTTCTGATATCCCAGGGCCCGAGGGAGGCTGGATAGCTGTGGACACAAGTATTGATGGTTCTCGCTACTCGGCTGTTCGCGCTGCAGTTGATGATGTAGGCGTTGCCCATATCACGGTTGAGTTTGTTGTTGGCTCACTACCTGAGATGCAACAGGCTCTGCTAAAGGCTTGCGAAAACCCATCGGTGATGTTGGCTGTTACACCACCATTAGAAAACCATGTGCCATTGTCTTTGGAGAGGCGTAAAAAAGTTGTTGGCTATGGCGAGTTGATGCGCTACACATCACTGGTCAAGGGCATGATCAACGATGGCAGACTTGTGCACCAGGGGCAACAAAACCTTGCTGAACAAATGAACAGAGCAGTAGCAGTTACCCAGCAGAACTCACTCGTGATTAGCAGTAAGCGTTCACCAGGCCCTGTCGAGCTAGCACGACTTACCATTTTTGCAGCTGCTTTAGCGTCCCGACCAAAACAAGGTGGTAAGCCAATGCTGGTAGTTGTAAATCGCTAAGATTACCAATGGCGCTGTCCTGGTCTTTCTGTCGGGAATTGGTCAGGGCAGTGCCACCCCCCACTAAGAAAATGTGAGATAATCCCATCATGGCGCTATTCAACCGAGTAAATAAAGCAGCAATCTCACCTGCACCGGTAAAGGCTGCAGCCTCTGGTGGATACTCGCCTAACTCTGCTGGTGTCAATCTCATCGGCCAGTACTACACCTACATTGAAGGCCCAGCACGCAACAGGGCTATGAGCGTGGCGACCATCTCGCGCGCACGTGATCTTATGGCCTCGGTCATTTCTTGTATGCCTCTCAAGATGTATAACGAAATGTGGAATGGTGATGAGATGGAGCAAGTAAACATTGCCCCACGCACTTGGCTACGCCAACCCGACCCGAGCGTTACGTACCCATTCCTCATGGCGTGGACATTTGACGATTTGTTTTTTTATGGCCGTGCCTTTTGGTACATCACAGCACGCACCCAAGACGGATACCCCACAGCTTTTACACGCCTACCGGCAGGCTCTGTCACCACCCAAGATCAGGCAGGGCCAGTGTGGTTTGCCCCATCTAAAGAGGTTTATTTTCAAGGCAACATGATTGACCCTAAAGACCTAGTGCAATTCCTTAGCCCAATTCAAGGCATTGTGTACATGTCTGAACAGACCGTTGCCACAGCAATCAAACTTGAAGCAGCGCGCTATCGCAACGCAGAATCGTCAATACCTGCTGGTGTTTTGAAGCAAACAGGTGGTGAGCCTTTGAGCGCCAGCGAGCTTGCTGATCTAGCGTCAGCGTTCAACGCTGCACGCGCGACAAATCAGACAGCTGCACTAAACGAGTTTTTGAGCTACACCGAGACAACAGCAACCCCCGACAAAATGCTCCTAATTGATGCAGCGAACTACCAGGCGCTTGAGTGTGCACGCCTCACAAATGTGCCCCCATATTTGGTGGGCGTAAGCACTGGCTCCTACTCGTACCAATCATCTGAGCAGGCCAGAGCAGACCTTTACATTTTTGGTGTCAAGGCCTACGCCGATTGCATCGCAGCAACATTGAGCCAAAACAATGTTTTGCCTCGAGGAACTTATGTAAAGTTTGATGCAGACGAGTACCTCGTTGAGAACTACGCAGCAGACAAAATGGACAGCCCCGACATGCCCCAAGAAAACACACAAGAGGAATTAGCATGATCAGGTTCAACGCCACAGCAATAAGCATCGATGCAGCAGCAGCCGATGGCACCCCACGCAGAACAATCACCGGTATCGCAGCGCCATACAACGTGGTAGCCACAGTCAATGATGGCACCGAAGTTATGTTTGCCCCTGGCTCACTACCTGTCGATGGCAAAAACCCAAAGCTGTACATGTACCACGACAGCACACAGGCCATTGGCATTGTCACGGCACGCGAGGACACCCCAGATGGCATGCTGTTTACAGCAAAAATCAGCACCACAGCGTTAGGTGATGAGGCCCTTGTTTTAGCAGCCGATGGCGTGCTCGACTCAGTGAGCGTTGGCGTAAATCCAACCGAGTTTGAGATTGACCAAAACGGCGTGATGATCGTGACTGCAGCAAACTGGTTAGAGCTGTCATTAGTGCCACAGCCAGCCTTTGCAGGTGCTACCATCACAGATGTAGCAGCGAGTATCCCCACATCAGATGAGGAAATGAGCGATAATACAAAAGAGGAAGCCGACACTCCTGAACCCCTAGAGCCACAGGAGAACCCAGTGTCAGAAACACCAGCCCCAGAAGTAATCGAAGCATCTACAGTTTTTGCTCAGCCAAAGCGCAATTTTGTTATGCCAACCCCAGCCGAATACCTTGCAGCAATGCACGCAGGTGGAGACACTTTCCACAACGTAAACGCTGCATACAAAGACGCAGTACGCAACCAGCAGACAGCGCTCCAAGCAGCTGCAGGTGACGTACTCACCACTGACACGCCAGGTCTTTTGCCAGTGCCGGTACTTGGGCCATTGTTCCAAGACCTCAACTTCGTACGCCCAGTTGTTTCAGCCTTTGGTGCACGCGCCATGCCAAACACGCCAAGCAAGACTTTCATTCGCCCAACGATTACCACGCACACGAGTGCAGCAACACAGACTGAAAACACTGCAGCATCAGCCACCACAATGGTAATTGCTTCAAACACTGTTACAAAAACGACAGTGGCTGGCCAAGTCACATTGTCAGTACAAGACATTGACTTCACTGATCCTGCAGCATTGAACCTTGTGCTCAATGACCTTGCAGGCGAGTACCTGATTGCAACCGACAACATTGCAGCCGACAACCTTGTTGCTGGTAAAACAGCATCAGGCTCAACATGGACTGTTGCAGCAACAGACCCATCAAGCTTGATTGAGTCTTTGTATGACGCAGCGCGCGAAATTGCTGAGGACAGCAACTACTTCCCAACTCATCTTTGCGTGTCACCAGATGTATGGCAAAAATTGGGCCAGCAATTAGACGCTGACAAACGGCCTGTATTTGGATACAACACCAACGGACTCATTGGCACCAACTCAATCGGCAATGTGTCAGGCATGCAATACACCAGCATGAATGTGCTTGGCCTCACTGTTGTAGTTGATAACAACTTTGCAGCTGGAACCATGCTTGTTGTGTACGCGCCAGGCTTTGAAATCTACGAACAACAGCGTGGCCTGATGTCAGTAGAAGTACCAAGCACATTGGGACGCACATTCTCTTACTACGGCTACTTTGCTACTTTTGTGGCTAAGTCGAGCTTTATTCAGGGCATCGTAGTCGCCTAACCCGAAAGGCGATAGCCAATCATGGCTACATACTCAGTCATCTTTCATCAGCGTTTAGATAATTACGCTGTTGTACAAACACTTGAGGCAACCGACATTGCCATCGGTGAATCAATCACTATTGCTGGTGTAGGGCACAGCCTCAACGGCACACACACTGTTTACGCATTGCCTCAGTACCTGTACACAGGCACAGACTCTGAAGGTGACCTGCTACTCAACCCTGATGTACCGATACCTAACCAGGTCATGTTTTATGACGCTGACGGTGATCTAGAACGCTCTGCAGCAATACCACCTGGCACCCTTACTTACACGCAAACATGCACGTGGGTCACCAGCGCACAAGTACAGCTGTGGCTCGGCCTTACAAGCCCAAGCGCCGATGAGACAACCTTTTTGGCACAGTGCGTTTCTGCCGGTAACCAGGTCGCCTATCGGCGTAGGCAAGAGGCAGGCTATTACGATGCGCTTGCAACTAGCCCATCTGGCGATTGCACGCTCGGCACGATTATGTTGGCTGGCGCTTACTTCCGTCAGCGTGGCAGCATCGACCAGTTTGCAAGCTTTGACGCTATGGGCCAAGCAATCACCACCAATGCGTTCACACCGATGGTGAAACAGTTGCTAGGTATCGATAGGCCTGCTGTTGCGTAATGGCTTACACAGACCTGTTCAATGAGGCCATAGACGACCTAGCCACCACGCTGGCCACCATTAGTGGCTTGCGAGTAGTGACAGACCCTCGAAACCTCAACAGCAACTGTTGCTTTATCGATGCCCCTACCTTTGAGGCTTTCAACAACAAAATCGTCACGATGCGTTTTCCTGTGCGCGTCATCGGCATAGGCCCAGGAAACCTAGATACCCTCAGGCCATTGCTTGCAATCGCAGCTGCATTACTTGACAAGAATGTTGCAGTGACTGATGGCAGGCCAGGACTGGCCAGTATCGGTGGGCAAGAGTTCCCTGCCTACGATCTACAAATATCCCTGCAGGCTGCATACCTATAATGCTCACCTGCCCTAGTAAAATCTGACATAATAAAAGCATCACTGGTGGCCGACAACA